GTTGTAGAAAATTCTATTATCGGTTTAGAACGACATTCTGAAATGTTTGACCTTATGGGCTTTGCTCCGAGTTTCGAAAACAAGATCAATATTCATATTGGTGCTACATATGGCGACAAGCCCACTACTATTGCTAGATGGTTACAGAATTGGGATCGTTTGTCTGACTCTTGCAAGTCTCGTCTTGTTGTAGAAAATGACGACAAGGCTTCTATGTACTCAGTTCGTGATTTGTATGAGACGGTTCATCAAGCTATTGCTATTCCTATCACGTTTGACTATTGGCATCATACTTTCAATACTGGTGACTTGTCCGAAGAAGAAGCATTCTTTATGGCGCGTGAAACTTGGCAACTTCATGGTGTTACTCAATGCACTCATTACTCAGAATCGCGACGTCGCGAAGCACAGGTACTTATTGAGCGTATGTTTGATCATCATGGTATCGACATGGCTGACTTGCCCAATTGGCCTACTTTCCACAAGCAATACAAAGAGTTTACCAAGATCAAAGAACAGGCACACGCTGACTTTATTCTTGCTACTCCTAACACTTACAATGTTATAGATTTAGATATTGTGGTTGAGGCAAAGGCTAAAGAGCAAGCGCTTATCCGGGTAGGTGTCGAATGCTGTAAAACTCCGGAGCTGTTTTTGGTAGATTGATATTTATATTATATAAGTATAAATTTATAAAACTAACAAAGTTATGGCAAATTACAAATTCAAAAACAAAATTACAGATGACATCGAGGATGCAATCAACATCATTCAAATGGTTGGTAAAGCGTTAAATGAAGGTAAAACTGATAAACCATCAGCTCTTACAAATTTAGCAGCAGCTCTTAAGAAGTTAGAATCTGCTCGTTATTATATCGAACGAGATTAATCAAATCCACATATGGCAAAATCAAAAAACAGTAAACCTCCAAAAGGTTTCAAGCGATTACAGTGCAAATATTGCGATAATGTATCAGACCGAGTAGATGACAATGCAACCTCAATTACATGTTGGCAATGCACATCGAAATTAGTTAATGGTCAAGTCTTGGAAATACGCAAGTAATATACTATTATTTAATAAACTATGTTAGAAGCAGAAAAAATTAAAGATAATTGGGAAAGATATCGTAGCTTGGTCAACGATTTATTTCCTACCCGTAAAGATGCATTAAATAAAATGTATGATGAATTAGAAGATCGTATGGTGTTTATGCCAGCATCTTCCATGGAACACTTTCATAATGCGTTTGCTGGAGGTTATGTAGATCATGTACTCCGAGTAATGGATTGTGCATTAACTTTGCATAATACCTGGACTGTGATGGGTGCTGATATGTCAGGCTATACCGAAGAAGAATTACTATTCGCAGCAATGCATCATGATTTAGGTAAAGCAGGTTTCCCGGGTGAAGGCAATGAAGTATATCAAATTGAGACTTCAGATTGGCATCGTAAAAATCAAGGAAAACTTTACAAAACAAATGCATCAATTCCGTTTGCAATGGTACCAGATCTTTCAATTTGGTTGTTGCAAGAATATGGTGTTAAACTGTCTTGGACAGAATATCAAGCAATTAAAATTCATGATGGAATGTATGATGATGCAAATAAACCATACTTTGTTGCAAGATCGCCTCAAGCTAAATTGAAAACAAATCTACCAATTATTTTGCATCATGCAGATCATATGGCGTCGACAATTGAATTTGAGCGTTGGAGAAATGCAAAAGCCACAGCACCAGCACCGGTAGCAGAAAAAAGCAAAATTACAAAAAGTAACGGACTTAAAAACTTAGCAGAAAATAACCCAGATGTTGAAAAAACATTAACGGATATTTTTAGTGCATTTAATCAGGATTAATTATGATTTGGATGATAATATTAGTTGTAATACTGTTTGGTATTATAGGATATGCGGGATACCGTATTTGGTATCTAGCAGGAACAACTGCCGATGCACAGGAATATATTGAAGATTTAGAAGTTACAAATCGTTACATGTATAGCAAAATTACAGAAGCTTATGATGTGATGCAACGCATAGATCGTTTAGGTGCTTTTGAAAAAGATGATGAAGCAGGAACTACATTTCAACTATTAACTGAAGTAATTACCGAACTTAAAGAAACATTCGATGGCGAAGCGCAAGAAGAAAAGTAATGTATACTTTACACGTATTACTGAGTTAGCAATACTAGGATATAATAAAACAGATAATCCTGTTCTCCGAGAAAAGATTTACAGAAGATTTATTTATCCGGCATTTATGAAAATGGCTGAAAATTTAATTAACACTGTAAAGCCAACTTATATTGATTCCACATTTGTTGATTTGCAAACCGATCTAGTTACATTTTTAACTGAACGATTAAACAAATTTAATCCAAATGCAGGAAAGGCATATTCATATTATACCAGAACATCATATAACTACCTAATAGGTGAAAATGAAAGAGCGTATAAAAAACGAAAAGCAGATGCATTGGAATTAAATATCGATGAACAACGCAATGTTATCATTGAAATGCATAATGATGAAATGCGGGAAGTATTAGAGTATTTCATGGATGCATATGTAGAATATTGTTATAACAACATAAATTATTTGTTTTCAAATTCCACTGATATACATGTCGCTGACTCCATACTTCACATTTTTGAGAATCGAGAACACATTGAAGATTTCAATAAAAAACGTTTATATATTTTAATACGCGAACGAACGGGACTAGATGCATCACAAACTAATGCAGTTACCAGAGTGGTTAAAGTATTAAAACAAATCTATGAAGACAACTTTAAAGAGTATGAACAAACAAACTTCGTAAATCTGCCTTTTTGATATTTATATTAAAGGAATTTACGTTATGGATAAGAATGATGAACTATTCAAAGGAACTAGTTTTGCAGATTTAATGTCCGATGTTTATCACAATTCTAAAAAGAAAGATAGACAAATCAACCAACTTATTGCCCAGTTACAGCCATTAATAAAAAATGCATCAGACGCAACTATCATAGTTCCACTGATCAAAGAATATTTAGATGTAGCAGTTAAAAATGATGACCACTTGGTTAAATTAACTGCTATTGTACAAAGATTCATTTCAACCAAACAGACTATTGCAGGTGCTGATGGTCTTTTAAGTGATGAAGAAAAACAACAACTATTAAAGGTTGCAGAAGCCACTCTGAGTTCCGAATTAGAAGATGAGTTAGAGCGAATTTCCGACGAAGAAACTGTTTTACAACAAAAAATTAATGATGTTAAAACAAAGATAGGAACTAGCGATGCCAATGGATAATCCAGATTATATCTTATTTGAAGTTGCAGAAGTTATTGATACTTTTGATGAAACTTATCGATATGAGACTGTAAATGGCGACCGGTTAGATGATCGATTATTCACAGTTCGTGTTCAAAGTGTTAATAGAATGACCAATAAACATGATATACGAACATGTAGGCCATTCAATAACAATATTAAGCAAATTCCTTTAGTAGGCGAACATGTATTAATATTCCGGGCGTATAATCAAGAAACCACTCTGGATAATACCGGAATAGACTGGTATTATTTTTCTCCATACTCAATTTCATCAGGTGTAAATGAAAATTTCTTACCAGGAATCTCATATGGAGATACAATTACAGAAAGCGATGTTAAAAAAATCATACCAGGGAAAACATTCCAATCTAAAATTATATCGCCATTACAACCATTTGAAGGTGATTTAATGATTGAAGGTCGTTGGGGTAACAGTATCCGATTAGGAAGCACAGTACCTGACTCTGACCGGTATACATTGCAATCACCATGGTTAGGAGATGCAGTTGGTGATCCAATTATTATTCTTTCAAATAATCGAGAAAATAAAAAAGGCAAACAGTTTGTTACTGAAAACATTAAAACTGATGGAGCATCTCTGTACTTAACTAGTACACAAAAAATTCCAGATTTACAATTTGGTGCACCTCGTAAGAAAAATTCATTAACATATTTTTATCCAAATGAATCTAATTACGCGCAGTCTCAATTTATTGGTACTGCTGATCGTATTGTGTTAAAAGCAAAAACTGATATTGCGGTAATAGATTCACCAAAAGGAATTGTGTTAAACACAACCGGCGAAGTTAAAATAGGTTCTGACACCGCAGATCAATCATTGGTACATGGAAATGTTTTATTAAACGTTCTTCAACAAATTTTAAATCAATTAAATATGCCAATTCAATGTGGTTCGATGGCAGGTACGTTTCTAGATAAAAGTGCACTAACATCAGCACAAAATCAACTTCAAGAGTTGTTAAGTTCTAAATATTTCATACAAAAGAAAATATCATAATATGAGTGCAATAGTTCCACCATTAGATTTTATACCTAAACTGCCATCGATAGCAGTAACGGAAACCATTAAACAGGTTAACAAACAAACCGATGTGTTGTTACAAACTGTTACTACTACGGTTACTGATTCTATAAAACTAGCAACGAATGTTAAATGCGATGATCCTAGAATGAAAAAAATTAAAGAACAGTTAGCTCAAGTTCAGGAACAAATTACAAAGATACAAGAAACTATACCTAAAATACAAACTACGATTAACACAGTTAAACAAATTGTTAATACGGCTGTTGCTATCAAAGCTGCAATATCTGCAGCACAATTATCAAATCCAGCAACTGCTGCGGTATTTATTGCAACGCAATTAACTTTAATTCAAGATGCTACAATTGTTAATGCATTAGAATCTTTAAAACAATTTGAGCAAGTTCCACCAGCATTAACAGCAAAAATACAAACCGTTATTCCTCCTATATTATCAGCATTGCAACGAGTAGAAGGAGCTTGTGGTGAGAATACTCCGGAGGTTTCTATTCCTGAAAATTTATTAGGAGATTCAGATATTCAAGATTATAACGATCTTGTTGATACCGAGTTTTATACTGAAGATAACGTAAATTCAAAAGACTTATCAGATCGATCTGATTTAATTCAACAAATATTACAGCAGCAACAAGATTTATTACAATCACTGCAAGAAGCTCCAAGTTTGGTATATCGTGGCAACGGTTTACCAGATCCGAACTTAGGAAAACCTGGCGATTATTATGTTGATTTAGATACACAAGCTATAATCGGTCCTAAGGTATCATATACCGCTTGGATTTAATTACATTTTATACATGTTTATATTTATTAATAAATAATATCATATGGATAGTAAAACACTTATACAAGCACTAAAACGGGTGGTACGAGAAGAAGTACGTTCGGTTATTCAGGAAGAATTAACCGAAATTCTTCGCGAAGGATTACAGAAAACGATTACTGAAATGAAACGTCCTGTAAAACCACATAATGTATCACGCCAGCAAAACACGCCGACAAAGAAGAAACCAATGTTTGAAGATAATCGTTGGGCATCGGTATTAAATGAAACAGATCCATTGTCAGAACAACAACCGTTAGCAATGAATAGTTTCAAAGATATGATGAATGAAA